TATTTCATTGGAGCGTCCGCGCTGCGTTTTTTTATTTTGGATGGCATAATCAATGCAAAACTTGATACCAGCTTCCGACAATTCCCGCGCCGCCTGAACCGCTGATGTTCGTCACCAGCACAACATCCCCGGCGTTGCAAAATAAATTTGCGTTGTCATAGTTCGTCCAAACCCCGCTGGCGTTTCCCATCGTGATATTGATGCCGCTGGTGAGGTTAGTGCACCAAACCATTTGCGAGTTGGTCAAAATCACAGTTACGGTCAGGACCCCGGCGGCACCGACTTTTTGGCTTGTTCCGCTGGCCAGAAATCCAGCGGCGGAATTGGTGTAAACCATGCTCGTCAGATTGGTGAGGCCGTAGCCATCAAGCGGGCTGCTCCGACCAATCAAAATGTAACCCGGATGGTTTCCATCGAAGTATTGAGCCTGACAAACTGAGCAGGCGAACAGAGCGGCAAGAATCAGGAAAAGATTTTTCATTTTCATAGATGGTTAAATGTCCATAAATAGCGCGTGGCCATTGCCGTTCAGGGCCGGAAGTCTGGATTTCTTTTTTATCGTCTGTTTGCCGCCCTTTTTCGGCGGCGGCGCGGGAGGAGCAACTTCATCCTCGGGGTTTGGAAGCGTCTCGCCCGGCGCTCCCTTTTTAATCGTCGGCAAGGTCGCATCCGTGCCGGAAAAATCCAAATCGTGATCCTCGTCAATCTTTTTGTCGGCGGCAATCTCAGCATCAACCTTTTGCGTGTCGCCGCCGCGTTCGGAATTCAAAATAACATGGTCGCGTGAATCCAATCCCGCTTCGATGCGCATGATATCCGCTTGCGTATCCTGCACTGGATTGATTTGACCCCATTTCTGCGCGTGGAAATGCGCGGCCTTGATAAGTTCTGGCAGCCGGTCAATCGGCTGTTTTACGATGCACGACAAAATCGCGTATTTCAGCCAGGCGCTGAAATGCGGGCGTACCAAATTCAATTTCATGTGCATCTGCAATTTCTTGAACTGTGCGCGCTGCTGGTTTTCTCCAAGACGGCCAGATGAAAAATTGACGCCCTCCAAGTCGTTTGCGAGAACGTGATAGGCAAGGCCCGCGCCGCCGGCAACGGCCCGCAGGTTTTGTTTGGTAAAATTTGGGTAAGCTTCGACGGGATGATTTGGATCCCATGGTTCAACGCCATATCCCGCCGGCAACTCCTCGAAAGTGCCGGGGCTGGCGGTCATTTCTTTTGCGCCTTCCTCGGTTTCGGCATCGCCCGTATATTCGTCGCCCGTCGCATCCTTTTTGAAAAATCCCATTTTGCATGCGCTCACTATCGCCGCGGTCATTTCGGCAACGTCGTACTGGTCGAGCCGGTGAAGCCGCTGGATGATGGAACAGAAGGACGGCATCCCGATATATTGCTCCGCGCGCGTTCGAATGTTCCACAGGGCAATGATGTCGGCGGCGTCCACGCGCTCGCGGTATTGCGGCGAATTGCTCCAGGCAAATACATCGCCGGGGTGACGGGTCAAAAGGTGGTAGGCGACCGGCGCGTGAAATTCGTCCATCTCGATTGAGAACTGGATTTCGTTTGCCGTGCCGACCTGGGGCCGGTTCCAGTTGTAATCCAAATGGTCAGTTTCCAAAATGTCCACGGCGTAATGAAAATCGTTTTTGGGGAACTGGCGGTATTGACGCCAGATGATTCCACCGTCTCGGATAACCGCTGAAATGGTTTGCCAGTAGCCTTCGGCGCGGCTCAATGTTTTCCGAACGCTGAAATTTTCGGGCAACCCGGCTTCCTGCCATGCCTGTTCGATTTCGAGATTGGTTTCATCTTCCTCGATAAATGCGCCGTCAACCATTTTCCCAACCTTCATTTCCAGCCGGAACGGGTCAGAGCCGACGACATTGTTCTGATGAGAATTGATGATTGCCGTCGCGTAAGGGTTGTCGCGCTCAAGACGGCGCGCCCGGCTGCGGGACGCCACAATGGAAGTTAAAATCTCGGCGTTTGCGCTGGTGATGGAAATTGGAAAATCCTGATTCAGCCTCGACGTTGCCGCCGAATCGTACATGCGGATTTTTTGCCGGGAGACTTGGCGAAGATAATTCACGTCCTTCGGCGTCACCGTTCGCGTGTCCAGCAATTCCTTGCCGGTTTTTGCGGGCAGTTCAGGGTCGGGTTTGTTTCGACCAAACAATTCGAGTGACAATTTCATAATCCGCCGCGATAGATGTTGCCCGCCCCAAATCCCTCGCCGCCCAAGACTGGATTGGGAAATGTTACGGCGATTTGGGTTGTGATTCTGCGTCCAGTTGGCTGTTTGTTGCGCGCCCGTTCTTTCGCAATCTCGCCCTGCCGCTGATGTTTGAAGGAAAAATAAAGCTCTTTCAAATCCTTCGCCGGTATGCGCCGAATCATCGTCCCGTTTATTTCAGAATCCAGAATGTCGTTGGACGCGCGCCCAAGCATGACGGCTTCCAGCTTTTCAACCATCAACTGCGCGAAAGTTTTTGTGCTTTGATCGCCGGGCGCGGTTTGCAAATCTGGATTGATGGTGATTTCCGACGGGTGATAGCACTCGTATTTTTCTCCGGTGGTCGCATTGGTCGCGTATCCGGCCAGTTCATAGTGGCCGGGTGGCCAGCCTTCGGTTGTCGTGCCGGGGACAAAAACAAGTTGTTCAGTTCCGCCGTTCGCGGGTTGGGCCGATACAAATTCTATCGGGACAGCCGCGCCACGGATTTCGTAATAAATTACCCATGCTGGCGCGGGATAAAGTCGGAAGCTCCGCTGAAAGTTAATTGAAGTTCCGGCGGTTATCTCAATCGGCTCGCGGCGGTCAGGTTGAACATTGGCCATTTCAAATATGCACAAATGTCCATTCTTGGCACGATCCCTGCGAACAGTGGGGCATGATGACTGAATGTTACATCTGCAACAAGGGAGGAAGGAAGTTCTATGCCCAAAAACAAATCAGGCACGGCGTATCTTCGGGCCTTTGCCGATTTCACGCCAAATTTGAAGTTTTGAAATTTGAAAAGCAGATGGCCAAAAAAAAAGAGGCTGGACGTTAGTCCAGCCTCTACTTTGCCCCGCCTTGCCCCGCCCCGCCATGCCATGCCTGCCGCGCCATGCCTCGCCTTGCCTGCCGCGCCAAGCCCTGCCGCGCCTCGCCGCGCCAGGCCGTGCCATGCCACGCCTGCCAAGTTTATTTCAGTTCAAGCTCGTTGAAATCTTCCCCAACCAAGGGCGCTTGTTCGCTCAGGTCGGCCCTCGCAAATTCCCACGCCCCATCCGGCCTGATCCACCAATGCCGTAAGCTGTTCCTCGCTTATGATTCTCGGATTATATTCAACCCTGACCCTTAACTGCCACTCGGCATATTCGGGCCGATACGTCAGGCCGCGCGTGTTGATGCCTATGGTTACAGCATCTTCCCGCATGATGCCGACTGCGAATTTCCCGTCGTGGTTCTCGATTGGCACAAGAGCCGAACCGGGTTCGGCAATTGAGTCCACAAAGATTGCCTGCCGCAAACCCACCTTGGTTATGTCCTCGAATGCGGTTGCCGCTGATATGAATGATTTTTTCAGGGCGGTAATGGGCGCGCATTCGCGGCCTTTGGAATCTACGTAACGCGCGGCAAGAAATTTTGCCGTTGGGTTGCGTTCCTCTTTTGCCTTCTTGGCTTTTTTTTGCTGCTTGTCGCGGATTTCTTGTTTTGCCTTTTCTGCAAAGGCGTGAACCACAAGCGGACTTCCCGGCCTGCCGCGCAATGTGAATTCCTTGGTTTGAATGCCGACTTCGGCGCTGTTGACTGGATTTTTCATTTTGTCCTTTTGGAAAGATCAGCGCCGTTCCCAATGGTGTCGGCAAAGACAGCCAATCGTGAGAAAGGCCCATCGGAAACGGCGTTGATATTACTGACTGTCTTTGCCATGCGGGAAATTTATCAAAAACCCCGCCGGGAGTCAAGCGGTATTTTTCACGGGTTTTAAATTCTCCCGAATCCGCCGAAGCCTTCCACGCCGCCAACCTGCATCGAGAGCCGTTTGCGTGGCTGAACTTTCGGCGGGACGGCTGGCGACAAGTCGGGATTGGGTTTTTCAAATGGCTTCAATTCGTAATCCGTCGTTTCCTCAGTTTTTACCGGGAAGATATTTTTCCGCAGCCTCGCAATGTTTGGGCGCAAAATGTCCAGCGCGGCCATGTTGTAAACCTTCAAGTCCAGCGCCTCGTTGCGCTCATATTTCTTTTCCCATTTTTGGCGCACGACTCCGCGCTCAATCGTCGTCACCAATCGTTCAGAGCAAAGCTGCTTGAAATAAAGCTCCGTGTAGCCGCGCCCAATCGGGAAATGAATGTAACGCGGCCCCGGCTCATCCATTGTCAGGCGTGACGCCAAAGATTCCTTCGCCGTGTCGGTTCCAACGCTGAAAAGATAAATACCGTAATGTTTGTTTTTGTGCGGCGTCACCAGCGGGGAATGCGGAATGGCGCTGCCCTTCACCGCGTAAAAGCGCCGATGCTGCCGGGCCTTGACGAAACGATAGACGGCTTTTGTTTTGTGGCCACTGTCCACCGCAACGCAGGTGATTCCCATTTCAATCCCGGTCGCGTGCTTGAATTTCCTGGAAAGAAAATCGTCGCATTGCTCCTGCACATCGTTTTTGTCGAAGTCGCCCCACACGACAAACTTTTCAATTGACCAGCATTCTTCCTCGTCGCCGATGCCCTGGACTTCGATTTCGGCGCGGTCGTCCTGGATGTCCATCGCCGCCGTGAGCAAGACAACTTCCTCCGGGACTTCGTGTTCGTATTTTTCAACCCGGTTGAGCAAAAAACCCCATTCAAGCTGCTGCGCCTTTTCTTTCCACGGTTCGGCCAGAAAGATGTTCGTCCAGACGCGCAGGGATTCCGTCCCGTTTTTCTTTGCCTTCAAAAATTCCTCAGCAAATTCCTGATGATAGTTTTTGTAGGCGCGCTTCAAACCGATTGTCCGGTAAAGCCCGTTGAGGTGTCGGCCCCGGATTCCTTTGAATGGGGCGGTCGCAATCCACTTCGCTCGGATTTCGACTTCCTCTTTCTCCCCGGCGAGCAAATTTTCATTCCGCAACATCTGATGAATTACAATCGGCGGGTTGTCCGGGTGCCCTGAATTGATCGCCGCAATGCGTTGGGCATCCGACCAAGGGTTGTGACACGATTCGCATTCGTAAACCGCATGTTCGGTGTCCCGCCTTTCCTTTCCGTCCGGTTGCGCGAATGAAAACTTGAATTGTCCCCACTTCAAATGCTGCATCGCCCCGCAATGGCGGCACGGCACAAAATAAAATTGCTTGTCGCTCGCCTCAAAACCGGAATGAATTCGGGAAGTGCTGATATGCGTCGGCGTCGAGGATTTCAGCTTCACCGCGTCAAAGAATGTCATCGCTGCGCGGTCGGCCAGTGCCAGCGGGTCGCCCTCGCTCGTCATCTCGAATGCGTCAATTTCGTCCTGAATGATGATTTTAATCGAGCGCTGGCGAAGTGTGGCGACGGAGTTCGCCCCAACCGCCGACAGATGGCCTCCGGGGAATTTTCGGTTGAGCGACGTGCTTTCGCTGTCGCGTTCGCGCGGCTCACGCAAAATGTTTTTTAGCGACGGACAGGCCCGAAATAATGGAAGCACCTTCTCGCGCATCCAGGACATCGCCGAATCCAGCGTCGGGCGCACGTTCAGCACGGATGTTGGCGCGTGTTCCGCGAAATATCCGTTGATGAGAATCAGGCAGAGCGTTTTCCCAAGCTGCGATCCGATTTCCCAAAATGTTTCAATCGCTTCCGGGTCGAGCGGGTCGTCCAGCATCGCGGCTTGATACGGCATCCGTGACAATTTATATTTTCCGGCTTCTGCATTTCCTTCGCGGGGCAGATAAATTTCCTTTTCCGACCAGGCTGAGATTGTCAGCGGCGGCGGCGTCGGGAGAATTTCGGCTATCCTACGAAGTGCTTTGGGGAGTCCGCTCATTTTTTTCTTCCTCGTCAGCCTTGTAAGAGATTGTTTTTGCCAGTTCCGACAGCGCGGCGTTGATCTCAGCGTCCAGCGCCGCTCGTTGCGCATGGTCGAGCTTTCCTTGCGACTCCAAATTGTTCCCGGTGTTGACCAGCCGTTGACGAAATAATAAAACCAAGTCTTCCCATGACTGAATCACTCGATTGGTCGGAATCACTTCACCGGCCTCAATCCGATCTTTGCGCTCCGCGCGATTGGCCTGTGCTGCGGCCAGCCGCTCCGTATTGTTTCCGGCTGGCCGAGCCAGCTTCATCGCCGCCCGGAAGCAGGCCGGCGCTGGATAAATCGCCATTGCACCCTCTTTCCGCAACGGCTGCAAATCTTCCAGCCGCTTCTCGATTGTCTTGCGGGTGATTCCGGTTACGCGAACCATCTGTTCCTTCGTCCATTCCAGTTGAGTGTGCCTTTGGCGATTTTCCGCCATCACGGCTTTGGCCAGCCGATCAAGCCCCGTTTGGTTCGTGGAATTTTTCATAATGCCTGTCCAAGAATTGTTTCCGCGCCGCCTGCGTCCGGTTCCGCCGTGAATAGATTTTGAACTTCGATTGAAACTGAACCGCATATTTGCTTATTGTCCGGCTGTTCCTGTGAAATTTTTTCCCGACCTGCGCGTAGCTCATGTTCGCAAGCAGTTCCGGCCTCAACACCGCCGCCATCGCTATGAATCGGAGCATCGCCGTCTGCGGTCTAGCCCCTTTGACCGGTTTTTCTTTGTTGCCGTAAAAACACCAGCCCAGGATTCGACTCAATCCCTCGGCCAAGGTTAGAAATTTTTCGTCTCGGGGACTTCTTTCGGCGTTTTGGTCGTAAAGGAATTGTTCATCGAGCTGCCCTCCGGCCCATTTTTCATTCAAAGAATTATAGCACAGCATGTTTTTTTGAAATTTGCTGTTTTCTCCGCACATGTCAACAGTCGTTACTCGTTATTTTTTCTGTGTGCGGGCAGAAATCGCGGTCACGGTCACC